AAAAGATAAAGATATTGAATCTTTACAACTAATAAGTTCTTCTGTTAGAAATATTTCCGATATATTAACAACTCATCTTCAAATATTAGATAAGTTATCTAAAAACATTGTAAAATTAAAATTACAATTAGAAGATAGTCCTTTTCTAAATGAACCAAAAGAAAAAATAGAAGATGAAATAGAGAGATTAAACAGAGCAAGAGAATTTGCAGGAGATACACCATGAACGATAACTTAGATTCAATTAAAACAATAAGTATAAGAGGTAAACAGTATGTAACTGTTGCAGAAAGATTGCGTCAGTTACATTTATCTGTTAGCAATGATATGCCAGGACCAAGCATAGACACTAAAATTGTTTATGCAGAGGGTGGAATATACATTGTAAAAGCAACAGTAATCCCTGATATTACTCAACCAGAATGTTTCTTTACAGGTCATGCTAAAGAAGATGAAAGTAAAGGACAAGTAAATGGTACAAGTGCATTAGAGAACTGTGAAACAAGTGCTATTGGTAGAGCGTTAGGTAACGCTGGATATGGTAGTGCAGAAAGCATTGCAAGTGCTAATGAGGTAATGAACGCAATGCATCAACAAAATAGCAAGAAAGAGAGTTAAGAATGCCTTATAGACCACAGAAAGAAAAAACAAGTAACGGTAAATTAGATGGACCACCACCTTGGTTAGGTTTCCAAGATGCTAAGATATTGTCTTTTGAAGATATGTCTAGTAATTATGAGTGGGCAGACGTCTATCTTATAGTAGAAATAAAAACAAGGAACAGTGAGTATTCTAATAAATTAAGAATCACAGGTTCATTTGATAAAGAAGATGGTGTAATACAAGATTCTTCATTGCTACGAAAATTATATAGTTTATTTGATGCTATTAGTTTTGGTGGTGGTATAAATAAGGAAGGTGCTTGGGTAAACAAGGTAGATGAACCTATTACAGATATAGCAACTTTCTTAAACAATAACTATACTGATACTACAGGTGCAGAAATATATCCATTTACTGTATATGTATATAAAACAGAGGTCACTAATAAAAATACTGGTGAAAAGAATGTATATACTAGAGTAGATTCACGTATGGCTAGAACTGATAACCCTAAAAGTGTAGCAGATTTAAAATCCTATATCGAATGGGCAAAGAAAAATGAGGTGATTGTAGAATACAACGAAAAGAATGATTTAGATTTCTTAAGCGATGCAGTAAAAGAATCTAATCAAAATTCACACTCTCCTTCTATACGAGCATAGTATGCAAACAGGCTATGTAGAAATAGCCTTACGTAATCCTATGTCAAGAGGTTCGTTATTTCCACTTGACAAGTTAGAAGAAACAGTAGCGGTATATGGGAAAAACTTTCCTGTATACCGTTCTGTTTATCTATACGATAATGAAGGCTATGACTTTGTAAAAAAACATAAAAGTGTAAAAGGATATAACGGTTATAGGAGTATAGACTATGTACCTATAGACATAGATATGGTTGAAAACTCAGGTGATAAAACACTTGACAAAGCACATGATGTATATGATTTATTAAAAAAACATTTAGATGCTGAAAGCATATGTGTGTTCTTTAGTGGTACAGGTTTTCACTTTGACGTTTCAGCAAATGTATTTGGTTTTGAGAATCATTTTGGTAACAACTTACCTTATATAGTTAAAAATACTATGATGAAACTTATACCTAACGCTGATATGTCAGTGTATTCTAGGTCAGCATTATATAGATGTGCAGGTAGTAAGAACTTTAAATCTAATTTATATAAAACATATATAAGTGAAGAACAGTTCTTTGGTATGTCTTATAAAGCAATATCTAATCTAGGTAAAAAGTGGGATAGAAATGATTTATATACATATCCATCAGATGAACAAACTGGTAAGTTAGAGAACTTAGTTAGTTTTGATTCACCTAATGTAAAAGCATTTAATAATGTTACTGTATCTAGTAATGTTGTTCCTTGCGTACAAGATATGTATAATAGTAATCCACAAGAAGGACAAAGACATATAACTTCTATGCGTATTATATCTCACTTTAAAAGAAATGGTATACCATTAAACGCTACAAAAGCAGCAATGTTCCATTGGAATAAAAATAATGGTTTATCAGAATCTCAATTAATAACAAACATAAATGATGTTTACACAAAAGGGTATCAATACGGTTGTATGGATAACATAATGATGCAGTATTGTCAACCTAATTGTATACATTTTAAAAGGAAGGATTATCTTATGGACGTATTTAACGTTGATGACTTACAAGCGTTACTAAATACACGTATGGAAAAAGACTTTTCAGGTGTAAGCATTAACTTATCTAAACTATATGGTTTAGTTGGAACTGAATCTATTATATATCCAGGCGAGTTAGTTACTATTGTTGGACCAACAGGTACAAACAAAACTACATTAGCACAAAACATTGCATTGGCTTATAATGCAGTAGAAGATAAAATAGAAAAAGAACTACAAATTCCTACATTATATCTATCTTTAGAACTTGCACCTTGGTTAATGCACAGAAGAAATATCCAAGTTGTATCTAATACAACAAGTGAGGATATGAAAAGAGATAGTGTAAGAACATTGTATGATATACACAGAGATAAACTAGACCATCTTATGTTACAAACTATTAGTCCAACTATAGAAGACATAAGAAAAAAGATAAGAGAGGTATCACCAGCGTGTATCATTATAGACTATATTGATTTAGTAGAACCACCTAAACATACAAGAGGTGAGTACGAATCATTACGTCATATATCACATGCGTTAAGTAACCTTGCAGTTAATTATGATTTAATTATCATACAATTATCTCAAACATCAAGAGAATATGCAAGAAGCGGTACGCTAGATATTTACGCAGGTAAAGGTAGTGGTGCAATAGAAAATGCATCACGTAAGTTAATGGTTTTAGAAGGTGATTCTAAAACAAGAGAGAGGAGACTCAAAATGGTAAAAAGTACAGATGGTGAACTATGGGAAGTTCAACTTGAGTTCAATGATTCATTTCGTTTAAAGCGAATATGAGTATACTAGCGTATCTGTTACAGATTCAATACTGGTTTCCAAGCAAAGATAAAAAGATATATGGATTTAAAATATTGTTTTTTAATTTCATTGGATTTATATTTGAGTTTGGCAAAAAAGTTAAGAATGTGGAGCATATACATATTTCGTTAACTGTTTGGAAAGTAATGTTTACTTACCAAATTACAATTGATTGGAGAGATTAATGTCAAGAACAAGATTAACTAAAACAGAAAAAGTAAAACGTCACCTTGAAAGAGGTGGTAAGATTACATCAATGCAAGCATTTAAAAAGTTCAATGCAACTAGATTAAGTGCTATTATATTTGAGTTACGTAATCGTCACAACATGAATATCAAGACACAAGAAAAGGTATCACGTCTTGATAATGGAAAGTATGCTGAATATTATTTAGCATAAAAGACCTTGATAGATAGTAGGGGCAGGTACCTCCTTATAATTGACTAGGATAATTATATGTACCTGCCTCCCTTTCTTATATGGAATACAAAAAAAATAAATTTAGAGAAAAGTTAGTTGAGGTACACGGTCGTCAATGGAACCGTGCCTGGAAAAGACTATCACGTAAAGCAAGTGCTTTAAAACAATCACTTAAAAAACGTTCAGAAGAATACGATGTATTGTTTGATATTAGTTTAAATGATATAAAAAAATTATTTTATTTAGCATATAACAAACAATGTAAGTATTGTGATAAAACTCTAAATGTTAGAAATATGGTATGTGACCATATAATACCTTTGTCTAAAAAAGGTAAGTCAATACCAAAAAACTTACAAATGATATGTAAAACCTGTAACACAAGAAAAGGTGCATTGAGAGAAAAAGATTTTAAATATATCTTATCTTGGTTATCAGAACAAACAGAAGAAATAAGTAAGTATATATTAACTAAATTGTCAAAAGGAGGGAAATACTAATGGCAGTAGCAAAACGTATAGCAAGTGTAGAACAAGAAGAACACGACCTTATGCTAGAATTAACACAAGATTATCTAAAAGATATGGAAGATATCAAGTCAAGACTACGTAAAGAAAACGATAGTGTAGATAAAGAAATATTGTTAGCAAAAAGGTTGTTATCTAAAATGACTGTGCAAATGGATAGTGACTACGAATATCCTAGAGCAAGAAGCGGTCATATTAAGTGTGCAGAATGCGAAGATTAGATATAGCAAAAAAACATTGTTCTAATTGGAATTTAGGTAACTGTGCTGGTTGGATGATGAAGAGTGAGAATAACAAATTAATCCAATGGATAGATAAGAAATATGCTAATAAACCTTGCGTAGTAGAAGATAAAAAATGTGAGTTCTTCGAAAATGTAGTAGTAAAAGGAATGGGTAAATAACCTATTCCTTTTATTTTTTTTATATATGTAATTAAAATTAAGCAGCTATCTACCTTTAAGAATAGCAATCCTTAATGCTTTCATTGCCCCTTTGCCAAATAATCTTTGTCCAAGCTTAACAGCAAGTTTATAATTTTTATCTGATACAGCTTTTAAAAATTGTCTTCTTGTTCCTAGTCTACTAAAATCATCTATATTATTTCTTTGAGCATTATATCCTGTTAAATTTTGTAATACATTTTTTCCATATTTAGTATTAATATTTGTAGAATGTGCAATATTAAAATGTACATTTTTTTGTAATGGTTTTATACCTCTATACATATCAAAATCATCTGATATTAACATATCATGAAATACTTTAAATCTATCTTTTATTTTTATACCTTTTACTTTTATTTCTTGGTTTCCTCTAAAAAAATTAACACTATAATTCATACCACCTGATAAAAAATGAGGCTTATTTGCTGCACTAAAATTAAGATTAACTTTATTGTTAGTTATTGTTCTACCTTTTTTGTATTTATTAATTAAATTTTGAATTATTTCTTCTTTAGTTAATTTTACATATACTTTTTGACCTTTTATATTTTGTAATTTTACACTATGGTCAGTAGGTAATTTTTTAATGTCTTCATTTGTTAATGCACGAAAATACCTTTCAACAGCATTATCTATTTGTTTCTTAGAAGCATTTTTACCTGTTGCACCCATAGCATATTCAGTTGCTTTGTATAAAATATCTTTTTTACCAGCAGTAACAATAGCTCTTTTATCATTATTAGCACCTGTTATTAAAGATGCTGTTATTTTATTATGTTTTGAAGTAGCTCCCCATCTACTAATTGCACCTTCATGACCTTTAAATAATGTTTTATAATCTGTTTCAATAACTTTAGATAAACCATCTTTTTTCATAGCTTCTGCAAATGTCATTTTTTTGCCAAGATGATTAACTTGTTTTTTATTTAATTTATCTATATTTGAAGCACTAATTACTTGTGCCATACGACCAAGTAAACGTTCATGAGCTATAGCTCTTTTTGCTGATGTTTCATGTGGAATAAATCCATACCTATCTAACTCTGTAAAAATACCTGCTTTTTTTAATCTAACAAAAGTTTTACCATTTCTTTTAACATAATCTATTCTTTCTTTAAATTTTCTTGGTAAATTAGCTCTTGCAATTTTAGCTTCAAGTTCAATCCCTCTCATAAGTTCAGGAGCAGTTCTTATCCCTGCTCTTCTCATAAATGTTCTTAATTGTTTTTCATTTTCTATACCTAAAACATTATTTAAATAGCCAGAATAACTAACATTTTTTGAACCACCTTTTAACAATGTTTCTATATCTTTTTTTTCTACATCACCAGGTAAAAAAACATCTGCAAAATGTTCTGTTGCTCTTGCAACTTTAGAGCCAAGTCCTTTTTTAGTTACTTTACCTAACATTGTTTTAGGGTCATAATCTTTATTAGAATAAAAATCAGGTATTTGTATACTTTTTAAAGCAGCCCTATCTAATAAAGTTTTAGATACAGGGTCTACATATCTTATACCTTCTTTAACACCAAGAGCTGTACCATATCCAATAGCAGCTCCTGTACCTATTCTTCTTGCAAGAGTATTTTCTTTTTCTTTTCTTATTCTTTCTGCAAGATTAGGTTGAGTATCAGGTTTTTTATAAAATACTTCTGGATTAATAGACATACTTTGCGTCATCTCCTGGTGATGGTAAATCAATTTTCTTAGCATCCCTAGTTATTTTACTTAAACTTAATAATGGAAATCCTGTCATTGTTTCTACCATTCTTGTTGGGTTATTTAATATACCACCTGGACCAACAACACTTCTTGCTAGTCTTCCATAAGGTGCAGCTGCCCACATATGATAATCAGACAATCTACCATAATCATCCTCTACAATAGCTTTAAATAGTGGTGGTAACAATCTTAAACTTGGTGGAGTAACTACTTGTAATGGGGCTAATGCTCTTGGATATGTACCATAGAAAGCCCTATCTCTTTCTTTTTCATCTCCAAACATAAGGTCACTCATGTCTTGCATATAGTTCCAAGGTGCTGGTAATGCTGTTTCAAATATAGATAGAGGAAACATACCAGCTAGTCCAAACATCATCATGTCTGCCATAAAAATTCTTTCAGCTCTTTTCATTGCTTCACCTTCAAAGCCATATATCTTAGCTTCTCTTAAAGCATCGTTTCTAAATCTTACAGAATTGTAACCCCACAATTGGAAACGACTAAATATTTTACCCATACTACTTCTAGCAAATGCTGGTCTAAATGGTGCACTATATAAAAACTGTGTTCCTTTTACACCCTTTTTAGCCATGTCAATTAAGTAAGGGTTGTTGTAGTCTTGTATTAATCCATCAAATTTTCTTTTAGCTTGTAAGTAATGTGCAACAAAAGCATCTCTTCTTAATATTCTTTCAGGAGCTCTCATAAACCAAGCAGCTTTGTTAAATACAGTAGCTGATATACCATTTCTTTTTGCTATATCTAATAAATCTTTATCTTTAAAATCAGGATTCTTTTTTATTTTTTGAAATGCTTCTTTCAATGCAGTTTGCATTTTTCTACCTTGAACATTAGGATTAATTTGTAACTCATATAATAAAAAGTCTTCTACAACACCATGACTTTTTACCCAGTTATAAACATCTCCCATACTTGTCCATTCTTTATTTACTTTAGAACGTAAATAGTTTATATCTCTAGCATTTCTAAAATTTTCTAACCCTGTACTTGCTAATGTATGTACAGTACCACCAAACAAGTTAGTCACTGCACTTTTTGGATGAGCTAACAATGACATAAGATTGTATCTTGCATCAAAAGAACTAAATGCTTTTAACGAACCAAAGTCCCAATCTTTTAATTCTGGAGGAATAGTATCGTCAGTTTGTTTTCTTACTTCTTTTCTTTCTACTTTATCTATTTTGCGTTTAAAAACATCATTTAAAATTGATTGAACATCTTGTTCTTGATTTTTTGTAAACTTATCTTCTCTTGGTCCTGCACCATTAATTGTTTTTAAATTATTTGTTTCAATAAAATCTTGTATATCTTTTACTGCTTGTTTTTTATCTTGTAAATTTTTTATTACTAATATTGGCTTTATACCATCTTTGTCTATGCTTTCTTTTCCCCATCGTCCTGTTTCTGCATAACGTATAGTTGCACCTGTGCCTACACTAGGTTGAGGCATAAAAGCAATAGTTCCATCAGCATCTCTTACATTTTTTTTAGTCCTTTTAGGGTACTTTTTACGGTCTGGTTCACCTTCAACTAATCCATATCCTTGTAAAAGTTTTTTTCTTTCTTCTCTAGTTTCTTTAACACCATCTCTTCTTCCACTTCTTTCCCAATCTGGTGGGGCAGTACCACCTGTTTTTATATTATTACTTTTAGCTATTTTTAAAAACATTTCATCTATACCTGTTTGTCCACCTGATATAACTTTTATTATTGGATTATTAGCTTTTTCAACTACTTCAACAAACTCTGTTACAGTTTTACCTCTTAATCCTAACTTATCTCTAAGTTTATTCATTCTTTTAACCCAAAGATTGTCAGCAAACTGTGCATACAATGTACCTTTTATCTTCATACCAGGGTCATTTAATACATGATTAGGTATATTTACAGGAGCACCAGAAGCTTCGTTAGAATATAATTGTAAATATTCAGTCCATCTATTTGTTAATTCTTGACCAATCTGTGATGATTTTTGTTTTCTAAAAGTATATATTGCATCATTAGATGATATCTCACCAATTTGTCTATAAAAAGTATTTAATATATTCTTAACATAATTATTATAAGCTAATGGGTCATAGCTAAAACCACCTAAATGTGATTCTCTTTTAAATTGATTACCTACTCTTCTATTCTTTAAAAAGTTTTTAAAACCTTCATCTAATAAATCTTTTCTTTTTTCTCCTATGCCTGATAATATTTTGTTTATATCAGTATATCTATTAGTTAATTCAGTATCAGTAAACCAATCACCTGTTAATTGTTTGTGTCTAATCATTATGTTTGTTAATTCTTTTCTTTTAGCTCTAACAATAGCAGGATTATTACTATCTAAATCTTTAATAATAGCTTTTATTTGCCTACGTAAGCTTTCCCCTACAGCTTTTCTTTCAAACATCATATGCGGAAAATAAAAATCAAAAGGTATTTCACCTGTTTTTTCTATTTGTTTAGGAACATTTTGTATTTCTCTTACAAAAGCATCAGTTCCAAATAGCTCTCCAGTCTCAGGGTCTAAGATATTTTTTCCTTGAAATGAATCCTTTAACTGCCTTAGTTGTAGGTACTTAGTGATTCTACGTAATGGGTCCATACCAATATTAGGATTCAATGGTGTCTCAGTATTAATAGCATCTTGTACATCTTTAGCAAATACTTCAGCTAATTTATCTAATGATTGAATAATTTTTTTAGGGTCTGTTTCTTTTTCTACTATATCAGTGTACTTTCTATAAACTTCTTCTTTACCAACTAATATGTCATAAAATCTTTTATTATGTTTAGTTACTTGTTCAAATATTTTTTGTGATATTTCTAAACCAGTCATTTTTTTAGTACCACCTAATTCTTTAGGTAGATTAACAATATAAATTTTATTTTTTATTTTATGCCAATTTGCACTATTAATAGTTTCTCTAAATACTTTGTTATACTCAAACAATTTAGCTTGTTTTTCATTTGACCCTCTTTTGCCATCATTTAAAAAACCATATTCAGGAGTAACTTTATCAAGATTACTTGCTTCTGATATCAAACCAAATCTTTCTCTCATAGCAGCTTGTACTTTATATAGGCTTACACCATCTTCAACAGATATATAATGACTTAAATCATTGTCCATAGAGGCTATTTGTTTTTCATACTCCGCTGTTACACTTTGTTGTGCATAATGATGTGTATCTCTAATTTGATTTATAATCTGTGTTGGTTTTTTAACATTACCAGAGAATGTATTGCCAAGTTTATCTTTATAAACACCTGTTTTGTCTACTAGATTTAACTCAAACATTTGTAATTCTTTATTAACTGCTTCAGGAAATAGATAATAAAACCTTCTACCAAGCTCAGGAAAACCTTTTAAAGGTTTACTTGGGTCTTTACCATACTCAGGAAAATATTTAGCAGAACCAAACAATTTAGCAATAAAATGTCCTTCTCTAAAATCTTTTAAATAGTTATTAAACACTACATAATCTTTATAATTCATAGCATTTAAATCTTTACCTACTAAATGCCTAGCTAATCCATTTAATTCTACACCAGGCAATGCTCCTCTTCCACCAAAGTAATGTCTTATACTGTCTAGTATTTCATTTTTTACAGTAGCTTCTTCTTTAGTTAAAGTTCCTTTAGCAAGTCCTTCAAAAGGTGCTATCTCATCTAAATACTTTTGTGTTTTTATATCAAAATCATTACTACTTAAAACTCCAATTTTAATTCTGTTACCATCAGCATCTGTAATTGTTTGTTTTTTATCTATATTTTCTACAACTGTTTCAGCTTCTTTAATTATTTTTTCTTTAGGTAATTCAACAGAACTAAATAATTTATTATAATCATTAAAGTATGTTTTTAAACTATTTTCTGATATAGATGGTGATGAAAAACCTAATCTAACTAAACTAGTACCAGCAGAATTTAAATACATAGAATAAGCAGAGTTATATAAAGCTCTTGCACCATCAATCTTTTGTATTTTAAGAAAGTCTGCATCACTTAATTCGTCAAATTTTTTAGTACCTGGTTTAAAATCAACTTTAACACCTGTTAAATTTTGTAACCTTTTTAAAACAGTATTCATTGATTCCATTCTTCCTCTATTTAAAGTACCAAGCATAAACTGGTCAAACAAATCTCTTTCTGCTTTAGTTTCTAATTCATTATTTTTATACCTTTTAATACGAGAATCCATATCTGCACGTTTTGTAATAGAAGATTCTTTATCAACTGATGGTAACATGTCTAATATAGATTCTAACTCTGTTTTAATTTTTTTATTTGCTGGGTCTTCAATAGAGGCTACTAAATTTTTTGCTAAATCAATATCTGTTTTGCCTTCTTTATATAAATCTGCACTAGCATTTTTAAAAGATTCACTATCTCTATGTATCTTTAATATTCTTTCTGGGTTACCTACTATATCTGCATATTGTTTTATTAATTTTATACTAGTAAAATCTGCTAAATCATTTATAATAAAATCTTCTGCAGCTTTTACATAGTCATTTAAAAAGTTTTCTCTAACTTTTCTACTCATAAAACCTGTTTCTAAATATTCTTTATATGCTTTAGTATCTTCAATAGGTCCATAACCTTTAAATAACTCAGGGTTATAGTTCATTCTTTTATCTTTATTGTTAGTAACATTAGGATTTAATTGACGTTGATATCCTTCATATGTAAACAATTCATGTTCTAATACTCTTCTTATATGTTGATTATGAGGCACTGCCATGCTTCTTCTTTGCAATATTTCTTGTAACCATTTATAATTTTTACTTTTTAAATCTTTTTGGAACTGATTATATAATTCAAAATAACCACCCTTACCTTCAAAATTTAATCTTTTAAAAATACTTTCACTAAAATCTAATCTTCTACCTTCATCACCAATCTTAGCTAAAAAAGAATTTCTATTGTTAAATGAATCATAGTAT